GAGTACATGCTTGAAGTCATGTACCTCACGAATCCAACAAATCGTGATGCAGTGATGAGGGATCCACAAACAAGTGGAAAACTTGTCTTGAATGTTGCCTTGGCCGGTCGCATTTTGAAACTTCTTGCCGCGGGAGATTTAAAGGTTTCACAGCCAATGAATCAGAGCTTAACAACCCTCAGATCTGACCTTTATAAGTTGGCTTCTGAATTTTCGAGTGGAAGATCTGCTCAACCCAAGAGACCTACCCCGTACCATGTTTCTATTTTTGGAGCGTCTGGTGTCGGGAAGTCGGATATAGCTCACCGTCTCGTATATGATATCACTGATCCCGAATGGTTTACTGTTCCTGTGGATCGAGACGTTGATGGTCGAATCACTGTGTACCCACGCTCAGCCTCCGATAAGTATTGGAGCAATTATGCTGGTCAAGGTGCCGTGATTTTAGATGATTTTGGACAATCTGCCCAAGATACTCCTGACAGTTCAGAGTATTTGGCTTTAATCTACATGATGACAGGAGTTGCTTTTATGCCTCCTATGGCCGCCGTTGGTGACAAAGGACGACTCTTTACATCCCGAGTTGTTGTTTCTACCACTAATCAAATGTTTCCCACGAGCTTGTGTGTTAAAACCTCCGAGGCTCTGTGGAGAAGGCGTAATATCTTAGTGGAAGCTTTTTCAGATCCTTCAAAAGATTTGGATGATCCTTCACGAATGACTTTTACCCTTTATGACCCATGCCCACGTTCAGGAAAGAATGCGTGTAATACCCCGACTTTGTTAGGAGGGGCTAAACAACATATGACCTACGCTGAGTTGATTGCTTATATTGTTCCTCGAATGAATGCTTTTTGCGAGAGAGATGAGAAGGCGGTTCTTGTCAAATCCGGTTTAACACAATTGGACCGTGATGCAATGAGGGCTGAGATGCATTCCGCTAGCGACCTTCCGATCCGAGACTTTGGTGAAAGTCCTGAGATTGAGGAAGACGAGCAATTAGCACCCTTTCATGAGTACTGTGATTGCTGCGAGGAACCATTGGAATTTGCGTGGTCAGGAGTTTGTTGTATCAATAAACTGTCACTTTTACAACAGAGTGAATGGTGGCGCGCTTTGGATGTCGTTGAAGACGTGAACCATTCTTTGGTTGCGTGTTGTTATACGAACACTTCATATGTGTCGAGTCACATTTTTGATCGAGTTTACGAAGACACTCCCCAGGAAGTGAAAGACTGTTTTTAC